GGACACTCCATGTCGCAAACGAGGGCGCTGTGCGGCGCTATGATGACCTTGCTTTCTGGATTGCTCAAAACTCCACTGACATCGGCGGGTTCGGCGTTCCATGGGGGCCATGGGGATTTAATAGCTTCATGACCACATTCCCGGTGAGCCGCGCCCGGGCAGAGAAGCTAGGACTGGTCAAGCCCGGAGAAAAGGTCATGCCTCCCGACCTTACTCAGTTCGGCGTAACCTTACCCGCTCGATTAAACAAAGGCGTGACCGCTGATGTGGATGACATCACGCCAGAGATCCGGCAACAGGCGATCAACACGATTACATCCAGACTCGGCCCACAGGCAGTCAGGCCGGATGGTAAGTTGACGCTAGAGGCGCTTCAGGCGCTGAGGGGTGGTGGGGCATTGCCTCCGGCTGCTGCTCCGGCTCCTGCTCCCGTGGCTGCCCCGGCTAGGACTAGGTCATTCGATGATGTGATTAAAAAACTGAACAAATCAATTACCCCTGAGGTCGAGGAAATTATTTTCAGATATGAGAAGGCAGCCAATAATAAAGCCCGGCTTCACAAGGAGATGTTAGATCACATGGTCAACAATAGAGAAAAAGAAAGACTGGAAACTAGGGATAAATGGTATGAATCTATAGAACAATTAAATAAACTTCGACCGCAATATCAAATTCAAGTAGATAAGCTAAGGGATGCTGTAAGCATACCAGTTTCGGATAGGGGTGATTTAAAGTGGAGCACTAATGGCTTGGAGTCTAAGTATTGGGCCGCCAATGGGTCTAAGTTAGAGGAGGGAATTGAAATAGTTAAGAGATATACATCTAAGAATGCTTTGGTCGATGTGAGAGTTGCTAGATACAATGATCGTGAATATCAAAGCGGCGGGGTCATCTATATCAATGCAGGGACAAGCCCATCTACTGTGGCGCATGAAATCACTCATGCAATCGAGATAGCAAATAAGGATGTTTTGCAGAAGTCTAATTCGTTCCTAAAGAAGAGGGCGAATGGGCAAAAGTTGAAATCGCTAAAGAAACTCACTGGTATCGGGTATAAGAGATATGAGATGGCATATGAAGATGAGTGGGAAAAACGAGGTGGTAATGTCTATTCGGGGAAATATTACAATGATGCAGCTACAGAAATCCTAACCATGGGCATCGAGCGACTCCATGCTGACCCCCTGAAATTCTATCGATCCGATCCAGACTACTTTGAGTTTGTGGTTAAGACATTACAAGAATTGCCATGATAGCGCCAGACATGCAAATCGTTGAATTTAGTTTACTAGGGGTTAATTATCTCTATGAGGGCAGTAAACCGCCAGTCATTATTACGGATGGCATTGAGAGAACGCCAATAGCTGAGCAGCTTAACGAGATCCTAGCCAGATCAGTTACCCAGCATATCCCCGCTGACGAGCAAATTAGATCGGCATTAAATCAGATAGGGATTCCGGCATCCGCTAAGTTCAAAATACAATACGCCAGCGATCAGCCTGATGATAACTTGCCTGATGGTGCAATCTACTAGCCCCTAACACTTCCCACCTATGAAAATAGAATCGATAAAACTAGATAAGCTGATCCCCTACGCACGCAACAGCCGGACGCATTCGCCCGAATCAGGAACGGAAACTCACATTTGTTCTGAGGTTTTTGGTGATTACCGGAATGCCATCGTAAAAAGAAAATGGCTTTGCATGCCGAGCCATTTCCTCAACTGGAATCAACCCAGCATGCGCCATGTAATGATGATTCGGACAAAGGGTGACCAAATTCTCAAGCGCATTGCTTCCACCTTCCTTGCGCGGAATTACGTGATGAACAGCTGTCACGTGACCAAACCCACAAATGACGCATTTCCCTCCATCCCGCACGCGAGCGGACATCTTCCCAGATCTTGGCACGTTTGCCTTCGGTCTACCGGTCAAAGCAATCCGGTGACTTTCTTTGGAGCATTGCTTAGAACAAAAACAAAGACGTTTGTTTTTCAGCATTGCTGGTGTGACCATAACAGGCTTTCCACAAACACCGCAGGGATGTTCCGATCTTTTGTAAAGCGGATGATTGCTGCCAGTGCGTTCTTTGCGAAAAAGATCACGGCAAGAATTGGAGCAGTATTTTCTAATTTTGATGTGAGGCCTAGTTTCAAAATTTACCCCGCATTGCTCGCATTTATGAACCATGGGAGCTTTCCGCCTGCCTCTGCCATTATGCCCAGACACAAAACGTTTTCTCGGTGTCACAGGTGAGCCGCAACCGCATTCACAGTTTTTTAAATCCATACGCAAAGAATAATCAAAAAAATGCAAGAGTCAAAACACAAAATTGAGTATTTAAAAACCTCGGATTTGTCGGCGTATGAAAAAAACGCGAGGACACATTCTAAAATTCAAATCCAGCAGATCGCAGCATCAATCCGGGAATTTGGCTTTACCAATCCTGTGTTGATCGATTCCGAGGATGGCATCATCGCTGGTCATGGCCGGGTCATGGCTGCGCGGAAGTTGGGTCTAACTGAGGTTCCATGCATCCGATTGGGACATCTAACAGAAACCCAGAAACGCGCATACATCATTGCCGATAACAAACTGGCGCTGAATTCCGGCTGGGATGAGGAGATGCTGGGGCTTGAACTAGCAGACCTGCGTGAGGCTGATTTCGACCTCGATCTGATCGGGTTTGATGCCGGGGAGATTGAGGCTGCGTTGAATCCGGCTGAACCTATCCAGTCTGATGTTGATGATGGCGACAGGATCCAAGATGTTAAGGAACCGATCGAGTGTCCACATTGTCACATGCACTTCGTCCCATGACCCCCCACGAGCCGACAGATGAAAACAGACGCCTGATCTCTACCCTGTGCGGTATCGGGGTTCCGCAGAAAATGATCGCTGCTCAAATCGGCATCGATGAAAAGACGCTGAAGAAGTATTATGATGATGACATGAGCAAAGGCAGGGCAAAGGCAACGAGTCAAATCGCCAAACGCCTGTATGATATTGCAATGAGCGATTCCAAAGAAGCGCTGACCGCTTGTATCTTTTGGCTTAAATGCCGGGCCAACTGGTCAACGCTTGATGGCCCAGAGGTACAGGTGAATGTTCAGAATAACTCAGTCATTCAGTCCGATGATGGTGAGATAAAGGAATTCAAGAAACGCTGGAACGCAATCGATGTCTGATATTAAACCCGATCTTGATCTTGGCCCGTTCGCATTCGGTGTCCTTGGGCTGCGTCCGTATGATTGGCAGATCAAGGCGTTCAAGGGGATCAATGATCATCCCCGGACATCCCTAGTCGCCGCGAACGGATCCGGCAAGACCGCTGCTGTGATCGCCCCGGCAATTCTATGGTGGCTAGCAATGTTCCCCAAAGGCCGGATCCCGGTCACATCTGGCTCATGGCGGCAGGTTCTGCTTCAGCTTTGGCCGGCAATGGAGAAGTATCGGGGGCATCCATTGTTCCAAGGGTGGACATGGAATCAGGCTGAGATCAGAACCCCGGAGGGCGGATGGGCATCGGGATTCTCGACTGACAACCCGGGCCGGGCTGAGGGATACCACCGGACAGATGATAGCCCTGTCCTGTATGTGTTAGATGAGGCTAAGACCATCCCGGATGGCATTAAGGCTGCGGTTGACCGATGCACGACAAACCGGATCCTTGCCGCTTCATCCCCGGGTGCTCCGATGGGGTGGTTCTTCCGCTCGCAGCATGAGGAATCCTCGCATTGGTGCAGGGTTAAGGCTAGGTCTGATGAATGCCCCCACATCGACCCGGAGAAGAGAGTCCGGGATCTTGAGATTTATGGGGAAAAGCATCCGATCTTCCGGTCGATGCACCTTGCCGAGTTTGCCGAGGATGTTGATCGCTTGATCCTGACCAGCGATGCGCTGATCAGCGCCATTGATAACCCACCTGAGTCGCATGGTGATACTGTGGTTGCATTCTGTGACTTTGCCGCCGGGCGGGATGAGAATGTCCTTGCCGTTCGCCGGGGCAACTCTGCCCGGATCGTTAAGGCATGGGCTGAGAAGGATACCATGCAGGGCGTCCGGCAATTCATCCGGGCATTTGAGGATGAACAATTGAAGGCATCACAGATTTGGGGCGATGCTGACGGACTGGGAACTGTCATGATCGATGCGCTCGCCGAACATGGCTGGCGGATCAACCGATTCCATGGTGGGGCAAGATCGCGTGAGCCGAATGAGTATATGAACCTGATTGGCGAGGTATGGCATGTAGGATGCCGGGAGATTGCGCGGGGGCGGATTATCCTAGATGGATTGGATCAGGTGGCATTTAAGCAGTTGACCAGTCGCAAGACCGAATGGAGTGAGAATGGAAAGCTACGGATCGAATCGAAGGATACCATGCGAGCATCCGGACTGAAGTCCCCCGACCGGGCAGACGCATTGCTTGGCTGCATTGTCTGCGGCCCCGCAATGCAAGGAATGATGACCGGAGAGGATCCGGTTCGATCTCGCAGGTCTGAATTCTCATCCCCGCGCCGATCAGGGTTCAATACTATGTGAACTATGGCTTGCAATTTGAGTTTTAATATGTTAATCGGAAACCTCACATGACTATCGACGAGCGCAAAGGTGTTGTTTGGCCAATCCCTGCACAATACCGAACCAATGATTACGATCTGGCAAATGTAACCCCGGATCAGGTTCGCACCATCTTGCGCGGCGTTCGTACTGGCAAGCTAGAGGATCAAGATCGCCTGTTCCGTTTGATGCTCGATACATGGCCTCGTTTGCGCAAGGCATTGAATGAGGTTGCTGGGTCTGTGGCTAGGCTGGGGCTTGAGATCAAGGCAGCGATTCGAGAGGATGCCGAGGAACCAACCCCGGCAGCAGTTAAGATTTACGAGACAGTCGAGCGTGCATTGGAGTCATACTCTCCTCGCCCGGGATATTGGGAGTTGGATCTATCCGGCATGGTAAAGGCTATCATCGATGCATACGCCAAGGGGATTTCCGTGCTGGAGATCGTATGGCAATCCGAGAACGGGATCATTAGCCCAAGGTGTTATGCTCCGGTTCCTGCTAAGTATCTCGCCTATCCGTCCGCATCGAATGATGTTGATCGGCTCATGATTGCGCCTAGTGGCGTCAATTATTCATCGCTGGTTGATTTCCCGCCTGATCGGTTCTTGATCGGTATTTGGTCGCAAGGTGGAACACATCCGATCCATGCGGCGAACTTGCGGACGCTGACGAAGTATTGGTTGGCGTCCGTCTATGGTTTAGGTTGGCTGATGCAATTCTCGCAGCTATTTGGCATCCCGATGCGGACTGCAAAGACCGATGGCACCGAGGATGCGCTTAACAAGGCTGAGGACATGCTGGAGTCAATCGGATCATCCGGTTGGGCCGCTACCGGGCCGGGCGTTGACTTTGAGATTCATTCTGCCGTGACCGGAGGCGACAACCTGCCGCAATCGCACATGATGGATGTTGCTGATCGTGCTTGTGATATTTTGTTGCTGGGTCAAACGCTCACGACCGATAACACCGGGACAGGATCCAGAGCATTGGGTGATGTCCACTCCGGCATCCGGTCTGAGGTTCTGCAATCTGTGTCCTCATGGGTGGCATCGATTATCACAACGCAATTGATCCCGGCAATCGTGCGGATGAATTTCGGCAAGGTGGCTTCCGAGGATATGCCGTATTGTGAGCTGGAGATTCCAGTTCCAAAGGATGAGAAGGCAATTGCCGAGCGGGTTAAGATTTACAACGACATCGGGGTCAAGATGCCTCGTGCTTGGGTTTATGAGGAACTAGGTATCCCGATGCCGATCGAGGGTGAGGAGGTTTTCGGTGATGATGATCTGCCTGAGCTACCGGAGCTGGAGCCGGACGCTGAGGATATCCCCCAGCCGGAACCGGAAGATGCTCCCGATCTGCCTGATATCGATGAGGTTGAGTCAGCCGCATCGGTTGACTTGCGTCCGACTGAAGAGATGGCACGTAACGCAATAAATGCCCTAGAAATTCGTCGAGCAAAGCCGCAATCTGAGCGTGGCATGACATCAGTCGGCCTCGCCCGAGCGCGTGATATCTCCAACCGGGCAGAATTGTCTGAGGATACTGTCCGCCGGATGGTTTCCTACTTCCAGCGTCATGAGGTTGATAAGAAAGGATCGACTTGGGATGAGCAGGGCAAAGGTTGGCAGGCTTGGAATGGATGGGGTGGCGATGCTGGATTTGCATGGGCAAAGCGGATTGTTGATAAGCTAGATTCCGGCAATGACCGATGAGCAATTGAGAGATGTGGCGGGTGAATGGCTCGCCCCGGTTGATCAGGTTTTAGCCGATCTGATGGATAAGTCGCAGCGCATGACTATCGGCGCATTTGTCCGGGAGGTTGAGCAGGTAATCGAGCGCATTCCGCAGATGTATGGGATGCTTAATGCTCAGGCGCTGACATCTGCGCTTGAGGATGAAATTGGCAAGGCGATGCTGAAAGGAATAGAGGATGGCATTGA